TCATGCGGCCATTCTATCCAGCGGGCTCACGGCGCCGCGGCCGGCTGTCTGTCCCACCACGTGGGTGTAAATCATGGTGGTCTCCACGTCGCTGTGGCCCAGCAGTTCCTGAATCGTGCGGATATCGGTTCCGGCCTGGAGAAGGTGGGTCGCGAAGCAGTGGCGCAGGGTGTGAGGCGTGGCGGGCTTGCTGATGCCGGCGGCCTGCAGCGCGGACTTCATGTGGCGCTGGATGGTCCAGTCGAACAGGTGGTGGCGGCGTTGTTCGCCGGTGTCGGGGTTGGTGTGGTAGTCGGGCGTGGCGAAGACGTATTGCCAGGCCCACTCTTTGCCCGCGTTGGGGTATTTGCGCGCCATGGCAAAAGGCAGGTCCACGCTGGCGTGGTTCGTTGACAGGTCCACATGGTGCCAGCGGCGGCGCTCTTCCAGCAGTTCGCGCAGTGGCCGCACCAGGCGCTCGGGCAGCATGGTGACGCGGTCCTTGTTGCCTTTGCCGGCGCGCACGATGATCTGGCGCTGCTCAAGGTCGAGATCCTTCACGCGCAGGTTCAGGCCCTCCATGAGGCGCAGGCCCGTGCCGTACAGCATGCGCAGGAAGAGCCCGGGCGTGCCGCTGGTGTGGGCGAGCAGGGCGCGGGTTTCATCAACGGTCATGACGACGGGCAAGCGCTGCGACTGTTTGGCGCGCACGATGCCTTCGACCCAGCCGATGTCGACGCCCAGGACCTGCTTGTACAGGAACAGGACGGCGGCCAGCGCCTGGCGTTGGGTGCTGGCAGAAACGTGTTGATCAGCGGCCAGCCAGGTCAGGAACTGGCCGACCTCGATCTGCCCCATGCTGGCTGGGTGGCGCTTGCCTGACCACATCACAAAGCGTTTGATCCAGTGCCAGTAGGCTTCGTTGGTGCGGCGGCTGTAGTGCCGCACGGCGATGGCGTCGGCCACCAGCTGCTGCAACTTTTTGGGCTGCTCGGCTGGCTTGTCGCATAACGCCGGTGTGTCGTCGTGCGTAATGGCTGCTTGCTCTTGTGAATCAATGACTTGCATGTTTCGCTCCGGTGTTATCCTACTTGGCCTGTTCCCGAATTGGTGCTGAACAACATCAGCCGGTGACGCCGCGAAGCGCCTCCAGGGCCTGAAGCATCGCAACCACGTCGCCGCTCATGACGGCACGGTCAGCGGCTTGCAAGTCCTGCTCGATGAACATGGCGCCAATCGCGCCAGCGGGGCCGATTTCCTTGTAGTAGCCCAGCACGGTGCGAACGCGGGCCATTTCCTTCGGCAGAGCGTCTGCCAGCGTTTCAGCTTGTTGGCTCATCTTCTTCCTCGGTTGAGTCTTCAATGTCGAACACCTCGCCGCAGGAGGCGCAGCGTTCCAGGTTCTCGGGTTGCTGCTCGCCATCCCAGCCGGTGTCGTACTGGTAGTGCAATTTGCAGCCGCATTTCGGGCAGGCCATTTCGGTCTCCGGTGTAGGTTGTTCAACTCTGCGGCCCAGCCGGACCCGTTCCGGCCCGCTGGCCTTCGGTGTTGGGGCGCAGATGGCACGCCCTCACAACGCCACCTGCTGCAAAGGCGCCGCGCTCGTCAATGCGCAACACCTCTTCATCGCTGCCATCCGGCGCCAGGCCATGCAACACGCGAGCCCTGCGCCCATCCTCGAACGTGACGGATGCAATATCTCGTCCAGCAATCGTGACTGTTTCTTGACGGTCATCAAGGTGCATCACGCCGTAGCTCCGGCCAATTTCAAAACGGTCCATCACTCCCCCAGGGCGAGAAACGAGAGGCGCCGCGTCTCGGCGTCTGCTGGGTTGTTCAGCAGTGCACGCAGCGCCCATCGAAGCATGTCGTTGTCCTGGCGCAGTTCCGTAAGCCATTCATGGTCTTCTGGCCTCGCTTTGTGCCCCAACTTGCCGCTCAAGCGCCGACATTCGTCGGCGGGCGGAGCCGTCGTGTTTCGGTCAGTCATCAGCGCCTCCTTTGCGGCTTAGCTCTGTGTTGGGCTGCTGCCAGAATTCCCCACACCAGTCGGTTGGCGTAACGACTGGAAAGCGAGGCGCCAACAGGTGCAGTTCCTTTTCCGCGAAAATGAACTCCGGCCGAGGCGCATACCGGCGGCACTCAAGTTTTTCGCTTCCGCCTCTTGTGGCTGAATACATGCACTCACTGCATGTGTTCTTTGGGTGAATCATGTTTATCCTCTCCGGGCCTTCGCCCAACTCTTAAATCGACCGGACTAGCGCCGGTCATCGGTGGTGCTGGGTGTCACTTTGTCGTCAGCACTTGCATGCCGTTCATCCACACGCGCAGCAGTCCGCTCGGCGTCACATGCACGGTCAGCTTCGCGCGCTTGCCCTTGATGCCAAGCCACACGTTCCCGCGTTCGTCGCTGGCATTGGCCGACACATCGGCCGCACCAAATGAAAAGCCGTGCGGCGTCCGCGTCGGCGCGGGTGAGCTCCTAACTGTCGGTTCAACCGTACCCGCCACGGCGGGCTGCGTCGTCTCATTCATCGTGTGTCCTTTGACCTTCACCAGGTTGCGCGCAGCGGCTTCAATGGCTTGCAGGTACTCAATTTCCAGTTCCTGAGATTGGCGATGCAATTCCCAGCCTCTGAATCTGTCGGCGTCCCTGGCGTAGGTGTATCCGTCGCCGGTCGAGCTTCGCGTCGGGCTTTTAAAGCCGTTCCATCGCATCGCTGTTTCAAATGCAATCATGTTTTGTTCAACGTCCATCGTTTCTCTCCGGTGTGGTGCTGTTCAACTCGGCGCGCCAGTCGGACCGCCTACGGCGGTCCGCTGCGCTCTGTGTTCAATGCTTCCCCGTCGGAATAGACGGGCTCAGCACGCGCAGATGCCCGTTCCCCTTCAGGAACCCCCGGTAGAGGTTCACGGCCACGGCCTGGGCTTCTCTGGCCACGTCGGTGCCGGCGGCCACGACGGTGCCGTCGTCCAGCACGATGGCCAGCCGCGCGGGCTTGCCGTCGACCGTGACGGTCAGGCCTTCGTGGGCCACGGCTGAGATCACGACGCCGGGCACGGCGCCGGTGGGTTGGGTGCCGATCATGATGAGGCTCCTATCGTTGTGGTCATGCTGCAATGCTCCCTTTGTCAATCTGGTGCGCCAGCACGCTGGCGGCCAGGCCGTTGGCCTCGACCCAGGCGCGGGCGAAGGTTTCGACGCTGATGCCGTCGCGCTCTTCTTCGGCCACCTCGATGGCGCGGTCGAGCGCGTGGGCGGTGTCGCTGTCCCAGAGGTAGCCGGCCAGGCACATGGCCTGCAGCGTTCGCAGGGCGCCATGAAGCTGGCGCACCCAGGGTGCGGCGCGGCCGATGCCGGGGGTCTGGGCGCCGGCTTCACAGGGGGTGCCGATGGCGACCATGAGCTGGGCGATCATCTCGGTGGCGTCTTGCCCGTGCGCCATGCTGTAGAGCCGCAGCCGGGTGCTGGTGATCTGGCTGGCGAACTCGGCGCGCGCCACCTGGCGGCGTTCTTCGGCCTCGCGCGCCTCGGCTTCAACGGCCTTGCGCATGGCGGCCTGTACCCAGGGGTTGCGCGGGTCGATGCCGCGCGCGGTGACGCGGTGCAGCGGGTCGGCGGGCTGGCGGCGGGGTTTGGTGCGGGTGGTCATGCTGCGGCCCTCAGATCCTGCGCTTCGACGTAGTTCGCGGCCACCAGGGCCCGAGCCAGCGGCGGGCACACGCTGTTGCCGCACATGCGCACTTGCGCGGTCTTGGTGAGGGGGTGGCCGTCGGCGCCTTTGTCAATGGCGTAGCTCTCGGGGAAGCCCTGGGCACGGTACAGCTCGCGCGGGGTGAGCATGCGCAGCCCGATGTCCACGATGGCGTAGTCCTGGCCTTTGATGGTCACGAGGCCGAAGCGGTCTTTGGTGGTGACGGTGTGCAGCGGTTCGCGCAGGGCGGGGTCTTGGTCGGTGCCGTAATACTTGATCAGGAAGGCGCGCACCTCGCCGTGGTGGGTTCCCTGGGCGCTGATGGTGTGCAGCGGTTCGGCGGCCGCGCTGCCCACGTTGTCGCCGCGCAGCTTGAGCATGTGGCTGGTGACCAGCGCATGGCGGTTTTCGGTGACGGTGGTCTTGAGCGGCGCAGTTGCGGCGGTGTGGCCGCCCTGGCTGCTGTTGTTGTCGATGGTGACCATGTGCGCCGTGACGACGCCGGCGGGCATCCCTTGCGCTGTCACGGTGTTGAGCGGCTGGGTGACGTCGCGGATGCCGTGGCTGAAACGCTTGGTGCCGTCTTTGCCCTCGCCGTGCCCGAGGTGCACCAGGTGCGCGGCCACCAGGCTGTGGTGGTCCACCGTGGTGGCGGTGCCCATGGGGGCGGCCAGATCGCTGCCGACCACGCCGGTGTAGTGCTTGGCGAGGAAGGCGGACACCAGCGCATGCTTCTGCCCGGCGACGACGGTGCCCAGCGGCTTGCCGAGGTCGAGCGCGCGGGGCGCCTGGCCTTCGCGTTCGCCGTAGCCGGTCTGCACCAGGGTGGGTGCTAAAAGCTCAACGCTATTTGCTGGGGCGCTTGCTGCCGGATCGTGATCGTGGCAAGCACCCCGGTCGGTTTTTGTTGAAGTGGTGGCGGTGGGAAATCCCTCCAAAGCCGCATCGGTTGGCCTTTGGGGGCCCAGGGTGTCTGGCTCATGGGGATGCCGGCCTGTATCGCTTGAAAATAGGGCTCGAACTCCGCAGCCCACTCCATCATGAGCTTGTGCTCCGCTGCTTGTTTTTCCCCAATCAGCTTTGCTTTTTGGTGAGGCGTGAGTGTGGGATCCCTGCTGATGCTGTATGCCACGGCTGTCTCCTTGAACTATGAACGGATCGGCCGCGTTCACCACGTACCGCATGATTCCCTTTGCGATTCGCCGGCACGTGGCGTCGGCCAGCGGCTTGCTGCGCTCGAAGATGCTGGGCGCGGGCACGCTCCAGTCGATGCACTCGGCGGCGGTGCGCCAGGGCTTGAGCTTCTTCTGCTTCACGGGCAGGCTGTCGGGCGCTCCGTGGGTGGCTTCGGGCCAGACGATGGGCATGCCATCACGCCGGGCCACGAGAAACAGGCGCTTGCGGATGGTGGGGGCGCCGTAATCGCAGGCGCGCAGCTCTCGGTGCTCCACCACGTAGCCCATGCGCTCCAGTTGCCGCTTCCAGCGCTGGAAGGTCTGGCCCTTGCGGTTGGGGCACGGGCGGTTGTCAGGGCCCAGCGGTCCCCAGGTCTGGAACTCTTCGACGTTCTCCAGGCAGATGACGCGCGGCTTGACGGCGGCGGTCCACTTGACCACCACCCAGGCCAGCGAGCGGATCTTCTTGCTCACGGGCTTGCCGCCCTTCGCCTTGCTGAAGTGTTTGCAGTCGGGCGATGCCCAGAGCAGGCCCACCGGCTGGCCGTCTGTGACCACCACGGGGTCAACCTCAAAAACGTCGCTCACAAAGTGGCGCGTTTGCGGGTGGTTCGCGGTGTGCAGGCTGATCGCCTCGGGGTCGTGGTTGATGGCGATGTCGACATGCCGGCCGATGGCCTGCTCGATGCCGGTGGATGCGCCGCCACCGCCTGCAAAGAGGTCGACCACCAGCTCGTTGGCGATGGGAAGGATGAATTGAGGGTTCAGCATGCTGCTTCGCCTTCCTCGGCCACGACTTGGAACTCGTGCGGTTCGAACACGTAGTCGCTGGTGAGGCCGTCGACGTTCACCAGCCACTTGCCTTCAAGCCCTGCGGCCTCTTTCAGGCGGCCGAGCTGGCCCGTCATGTGAACGCCGACAAACCGGACACGTGCGCCCGGAACCAGCTCCGAGGCGCTAGCGTCGGGCGAAGTCGCCCGACCACCTGGCCCCACGGCGCTTGCGCCGTCTGGATCGGACCCCGAGGGGCCGGCGTCGGCCCCTTCCTCTCCTAGGCCTTGCATCGCGGCAGCGATGCCTTGAATTGCTTCCTGCTCGGTGGTTTTTGGCACACGGTGCGCCAGCGCAGCGGAACCGGGTTTTTTGGCCTTGCCTTTACCCCCCCGCACCCCACTCGCTTGCGCAGCAGAGGAAAGGGGTAGATCGGGTGATTTTTGTTCGGCTTCGCGGGCGTCTTGCTTCGCCTTGAGCTGGGCCTTGGCCTCTTCGCCGGCCTGCTCGATGATGGCGCCGGTGTCCACACCCACGCCACGGTCGGCGGCGATGGTGGTAAGCAGCGTGCGGCTTTCGTCGGCCATGGGGTGGCCGGGCAGGTGGCTGGCGGCTTCGGCCATGAGCAGCAGCGCGAGGGCCCGCTCGGGGTCTTTCTGGCTGATGGCCCATTCGTCGATGGCTTCCTTGGGCGCGACGGAGCCGAGCTGCAGCAGGTCGCACAGCGCACGGGCCTGGGCCACGCCCAGCGCGTCGGCCTGGACTTTGGCAAGGTGAGTGATGGCGCCCATGGGCAGGGCGTACATGCCTTCTTCGCGGTCTCGGATGTTTTCCCACGCCGCAGCCACCACGCGCTGGCGCCAGGTGCGTTCAAACGCTTCGGCGGCGGCCTTGCCTTCGTCCACCTCCTGCGGCGCTGTGGCGGTCCCTGCCTGCCCGCCAGCGGCCTTGCCTTTGCCCTTGCCGCTGGCGGCCTTCGCCAGGTCGAACAACCGCCCAGCCTCGGCCCGCGTCACCAGCGCAATGAGCTCATGCGCCGGGCTGTTGGGGTTCTCGATCAGGGTGGGCTTGATGCCGGCGGGCTCCATGAGGTGGCCCACGAGTTCGCGGATGGTCTTGGGGCCGCCGGTGGGGGTGTCGCGGGCGTCGTCCAGGCGCAGGTAGCCCTCGACGCGGGTGTCGGTCTGCAGGGGCATGAGTTCCTGCGCCTCGCGCCCTGTGATGACGGTGGCGCCGCTGTCGGCTGCGGCCTGCAGTTGCTGCGCCTGGTGGGCTTCGGTCTTGGTGCGGAAGCAGGGCGGATCTGTGCAGACGTCGGCGCCCTTGACGTCGGCAAAGATGTCGGGGTCGGCGCCGGTGCGCTTGCTGCAGTGGCTGCAGCTGCCGGCGCTGGGCACGAGGGCGGCGTCGGAGGGGTTGAAGCGGGCCTCTGGCAGGCGCAGCATGTACTGGCGCTGGATCAGCGCGCTGGCCTCGCGCACGCTCATGGCGGCGCCGGTCATGGGGTTGAACACGTTGCCCAGCGCGTCGGCCTGCACCTTGGTGCTGGGGATGCGGGCGATGAGCAGCGCGAGGCTGGCGTCGATCTGGCCCAGGCGCAGGGCTTCTCGGCCTTCGTGGCACAGGTTGAGCAGCTTCAGGCGGGCGTAGACGTAGGCGCGGCTCTTGCCGATGCGCTGGGCCACGTCGTCGGCGCTCAGGGCAGGCTCGTGGGCGTGCATCAGGTGGTCGTAGCCTTCGGCCTCTTCCAGCGGCGTGAGGTCTTCGCGCTGCAGGTTCTCCACCAGCTGGATGTCGAGCACCTGGTCGTCGCTCAGGGCGCGGATCATGGCGGGCACGCTGTCCTGTTCGGCCATGGCGCTGGCGCGCACGCGGCGCTCGCCGCTCACCAGCTCGTACTGTGGGCGGGGGTCGTGGTGCGCGGTGTCGGCCACGCGCGAGCCGGGCAGCGGGCGCAGCAACACGGGCTGGTGCACCCCACTGGCGCGGATGCTCTCGGCCAGCTCGGCCAGGCGCTCTTGGTTGAACGTCTTGCGCGGGTTGGTGAGGCTGGCAACGATGTGGGCCAGGGGGATGAGGGCGAAGGTGTTCACGCGATCACCTCGCGCAGGTTTGGCATCGCCAGCACGCGCCCATCTGGAAAATGCAGCCGGTCGCCCATGCGGCTGGGCAGGCGGGAGGCTTCGAAGCGGTCGTCAGGGATGCCGGGGTTGCGCTTGAGTTCCTGGCCTTCGTAGTCGCCGCGTGTGCTGGCGGCGTGCACGACCATGGAGCCGGCGCGCGCTGCCGGGCTGGGCTCGGGCATGGCGTAGCGCAGGGGGGAGCGCCCGGTGATGCAAACGGTGCCGGCCTGCACCAGCGTGGTGAGGCTGGGGCGGATCATGTTGTCGGCCTGGCTGAGCCGGCGGGCGACTTCGGGCAGCGTGATCGGGCCCGATGCGCGGCGCAGGGTGTCGATGATGGCGCGCTCGATCTGGGCGTTGCTGGCCATGTCTTTCAGCTTGTCGGCTTCGTCTTTGTTCCAGCGCCGGCTGTGCACGGGCAGGCCGCTGGCGAGCGCGTCTTCATGCGCCTGCAGGCGCTTCGTGCCCAAGGGCGTGAGCGCGTAGCGGGTTTCTTTGGTGACGTCGTCGGTCGCGATGTAGCGGGCGCCGCGCAGGTTGTCGAGCGTGCCCTTGGCGAGCTCTGGCACGGCCTTGCGAAGCTCGGCGCGGGTGCTCAGGCCGTGGGTTTTGAGGTAGCGCATGGTGGCCAGGGTGGCGGGGGCGATGGTGCTCATGCGGGCAGTTCCAGCGGGAGTTGGTTGATGTGCACGACTTCGATGCCGGACACGCCCCACTCGCGGCGGGTGCGGTTGAAGATTTCCAGTGCGGCGGCCTGGGCTTTGCTGCAGGGCGCGCCGACGCCGGGCACGAAGTCGGTGTGGACTTCGACGCCGCCGGTGGGCGTGTCGGTCAGGGTGAGGTGAACGGTGGCCATGGGGGTGGTTGCGTATTGGGTTGGATGGATCAGTCTTCGCGGTCGCCGGCGGCGGCTCGCTTGAGGTCGGACAGGTGGGCCCGTTGGTAGGGCTGCAGGCTTCTGGGGGCGGGCGCTGGGGGCCAGGGCGTGCGCTGCCAGCGCTGGGCGGCCCATTGCTGCTTGCGCAGCAGGTGGGCGCGGGCTTCGACGACGCGGCCACGCACGGCGTCGGCCATGGCGGATTCGTAGGTCCAGCCAACCCAGCCCATGGCCACAAAGGCGGCGTGGCGGTGGTCGTCGGTCACCGGTGGCAGGGTGGGCAGGGCACGGGCCATGGTGAGCTCGGGTCAGGCCGCGCGGCCCCAGATGGTGATGGCGGTCAGGCCCGCAAATGCCAGCAGGTAGACGACGACGATGCCGAGCACGGCGCGGCGCTCGTAGGGCGTCAGGGCGGGCGGCTTGTGGGGGTGGGGCGGGGGTGACCAGTGGACGGTCTGGTCGGGCTTGGTGGCCAGGTCGACACCCACCCAGCGCGGGCTGGTGTTGCCTTGCACGGGGTCGCCGCTGCCTGGCACGACGCGCAGCACGGGCTTGCCGCCGTCAGCGCGCAGCAGGAGCTTGTCGGCCGTCAGGCTGGTGGCGGCGGTGGGCTCGGGCTGCAGGCGGATGGTGCCGGTGCGCAGGCCTTCGTTGATGACTTGCACGGTGCGGAGGCCTTTGCTGGTGCGCGTGATGTGGGCCTTGATCTCGGCGCGGGCGCGCTCGGAGCGAAGTTCGGCGAGTTCGGCGGCGTCGATGCGGCGCAGCAGCTCCTGGCGCTGGCTCTCGGACTGCGGCAGATGGCGCGGCGGGCGGTGGTGGTTGGGGTTGGTCAGAGCCATTTGTAGAGTCCTCCGAAGATCTGGGCCAGCAGGCCGGGTTGTTGAGCGGTGCGGGGGTCGAGCAGCGCGCGCTGCAGGGTGAGCGCGTCGCGGCTTTCGATGGGCAGCGGCGGGCGCTGGTGGGCGATGCCGATCTGCACGCGGCCTGTGTGCACACAGCGGTCGGCCGGGCGGTTGCAGGCGGGCAGGATGGGGGCGGTGATGCTGGTCATGCGGCGCCGACTTTCTGGCCGCTGCCCAGTGTTTTGCCAACCGAGGCGGCCAGGGCGGCGCGCTCGGCGCTGGCGGCCTTCATGGCGCGCAGGTGTTGGCCGGCGCTGCGGTTGATGCTGGCGCGGATGCGGGCCATGGCGGCTTCGCATTGCTGGGCGATGGTGTTGGGCTGGCTCGCCATGGTTGCGGTGGTGTGTTGCTTGAGCATCACTCGCCCCCTTTGAAGCCACCACCGACGTAGAAGCCGGCGAGTAAAGTCAGGCCCGCCACCACCAGATTGAAGGCCACCGGATGACGTTCCTTGAAGCTCTCCAGCACCCCGCGCTGCCGCTGCTGACATTCCTTCTTGGGGTGCTGATTGGGCACCGTACGGCACTCTGGCGGGACCGCCGAAAGGAACTCAACGAGGCCAGTGAGCCAGTCCGCGCGTGGCTGCTGGCCCAGAGCGGCGCCCCCAGCGTTCACCGTGCGCAGCCCGGCCTGATCGAGCTGGACCGGCTGGAGCAGTGTCTGGGCGCCCGCCGAGGCCGCGCCCTGAGCGAGCGCTGGCAGCGGGCTGAAGAGGTAGCCCGGCAGCACCACCAGCAGGATGCGATGGGGCAGGCGGCCTATGCCGACCCGGCGGCTGTGGGCCGCGCCTGGGCCGATGTGCTGCCCTTCACGGGGCGGCGTTGATCGGGTGTGTTGCTGTGCCATCTGGCCCTCCGTTGTTGAACGTGAGGGCATTATCACGGACGTGATTTATTGTTGTCAACACATACGTGATTTTTGGGCGAATTTATTTCTCAGCGCCCCGTTAAACTAGCGTTACCTAGGGAGGCTTGTATGCGATCTGTTTTATTCGGGGTTTTGCTGGCGAGCGCATGTAGCGCTGCTTTCCCTTGGACCATGAGTAGGTCTACTGACAAGATGACTGGTGTGGAGGTTTTGACAGCCAAGCTGAAAAGCCTCAATACCATCAATCTCCGCAGTCCTTACCAGGGGAAGAACCATGGGGCAATCCACGTCACTACGGGTGGTGATGTGGATCCGATGGTTGTTGTTTCTGTGGACAAGGGGCAGATCTTGTGCTCGCAGAATTGCTCGATTGCAGTCCGCTTCGACACGTCGCCAAAAATGATCTTTAAGGCAAGTGCTGCCGCCGACATGAGCTCGGACTATGTCGTGATCGAAAACGGTCCACTGTTTTTCAGTTGGCTGAAGGCATCAAAAAACATTTTGGTGCAGCTTGAGCTATACCAGAACGGAGCCCAGATACTGGAGTTCCAGCAGGAAAAGCCGCCGCAGGTTGAGTGAACTAGATGCGTTCGCTCTGCTTGTGTACCACCTGGCCGACCAGCAGGCTGTCACCGTTGGCGATTTTTCTTGGGTGGCGCGACTGATCAGGGTTATCTGAGCTAAGCCACCATTGGCCACCATCGCGCACCAGGCGTTTGATGACGGGTTCGCCTTCGTAGTTGATGGCGAACACGGCGCCATCAACGGGTGCGGTTTGGGCGGTGTTGATGACCACGGTGTCGCCATCAAAGAGACCGGGCTCCATGCTATTGCCGCTCACGCGCACAGCGAGCAGTTTTTCGGGCTGGTAGCCATTGCGGTCAAACCACTCTCGGCGAAAAACGATGGGTGCAGCTTCATCGTCGTCTGACTCAACTGCAAAGCCGGTCACGCCGGCGCGCAGTCGCAGCTTGACGCGGCGAACTGCTGGAAACTCTGGGTTGTCGGCAAGGTAAATCGCTCTGGGTTCGGCGGCAACGTGGTGGATTGGTTCGTTGGCGGTATCTGGGTTCCCGATGCCGTCTGCAAGCCAATCGTAGCTAACCCCCAGGGCTCTCGCTATCTTGATAAGGCTGGCTCTTGCCTGCCTATTGCCGGATTCAATGTTGCCAATGGTGCCCTGGCTCACGTCGGACGCCACCGCGAGCTGGCCCTGAGTCCACCCTCTGCGGTTGCGTGCATATTTTAGCCGCGCGGCGATGGTTTCCATCGTCGTGATCATGACAATGCGTATGTGTTGATCAAAAATCACGACTGTGATAAAGTCCGTAGCTATGGACGAACTCAACCACGCAATACGGGCCACTGGCGGTGTGACTTCCCTTGCCAGAGCTCTCGGAATCAGCCAGAGCCGTGTGAGCAACTGGCTCAGCCGCGACAGCGTTCCAGATGGCTGGCTTCAGGTATTGCGCATGCGGTTCCCATTGAGCGAATCCGCCACTCCGCCAGCAGCCAACAACCCGCAGGCCCCGCAGCCCGCAGAGCAGGGGGTGACCCATGCGTAGTTCATCCAGAGCACGGCTGGCAATGTGTGGCCGGATCAGCGGTTCAGAACCCGGGGTAGACCTGGTGGGAAAGGCCACCAGGCGGATGCTGTCTTCGATCAGCCGTGTGACGCGACTGCTCGAAGAAGATCTACGTACCCAGTCAGAAGCAGGTCTCGTGTTGCGGATTGACTTGCCGGCGTCTCCTGAATGTCGTCTTCCTCCAGCAGCACGCAGCGGTTCGCTTCCAGATGCGTCGCAGCCTCTGCCGCCATTGCCGGGGGCAGCGTTGTCATGAGGCTCGCCAGAGTTGATGAGATCGCCGAGATTTGGCCGCTGAGCTGGTCGAGTGCATCTTCGTTCATGGGTCGGTCCTTTTCGGTCGGTAGTTGGGGTCAGAGCCTCCACTGTATCGGGCTGGACCGGCCCTCCTTTCTGGCTGCGAGTGTTGGTGGTGTTCATGCCTCCAATGCTCGTTTTTTTTGCCCCAAAGGGGTACTCAACTCGGTTCAAAAATCATGACGACGATTGAAGACCAGGCAGAACTCCCCTTGGCGCGGTCGGCGCAGGCGGCTTCGGTGCCGATGGAGACGGTGCGGGCGCAGCGCACAGCGGCGGCGGCTTTCACTCTGGCGTGCAGCGTGAGCGGGCTGGAGGACAAGGAGATCTACCTGGCGCTGGGTATCGACGCGGGGTACTTCTCGAACATCAAGAAGGGCAAGGCAACGCTGCAGGCGGACCTGTTGGCCCGCTTCTGCGAGATGGTGGGCAACGCGGTGTACGCCGAGTGGATGGCCTACCAGGTGGGCTGCACGCTGGTGATGATCAAGACGGAGGCTGAGCGCCGCGCCGAGCTGGCTGAGCAGCGTGCGGCGACTGCCGAGGCTGAGAACAAGCTGATGCGGCAGCTGCTGCAAGGAAAGGCCGCGGCATGAGCCTCTTTTCGCTTCCAAAAACCTGCGGCTGCATGACCGGGGAGGCTACTCTGGTTGAGGGTGGCGCGTCGGTCTGTTCGGTTGCGCACTTAACAGGTGGTGACGAATGAGCTTGCCGCCGGTGTCTGTGAGCCAGCTGATTTTGTCGGCGATTCCGGAGTTGAAGACGGATGAAGTGGCGCCCTCTGTGCGCGATCTGGAACTGCACCTGAGCGGGCCCCTGGGCGTGAAGCTGGGGGCGAAGACGGTGGAGGACACGGTGAAGAATTTGAAGCGCAGAAACGCTCTGCGCATCGTGCGCACGCGCAAGGTGGCTTACCGGAACAAGCCGGTGGCGGAATACGACGTGGTGCAGCACCAGGCGCATGCCGCAGAGGCTGCTGACGATGGTTTGGCCCGGGTGCTGAGCGCCTGGGTGCAACGGTAGGTTTCAAGAAATACAAGGGTCCCATGGCAACAACAACAAATGGCGCGCTGGCGTGCAGGCTCCGGCGGGCGCTCTGCGCTCTGAATGACGGGTTTGCACGGGGTGCGCATGTCTGATCGGGCGCCGCTTCCTCCGATCAAGTTTCAGGCGCTGGCTGAAGCGCTGCTGGCGCGCGCTGACTCGCTGATTCCGGACTGGCTGCCGGGCGGCCACAAGAACGGCCATGAGTGGGTCTGTGGCTCGCTCTCGGGTGGCAAGGGCAGCAGCTGCTCGGTGAACCTGATCACGGGTGCCTGGGCCGACTTTTCGACGGATGATAAGGGCGGCGACTGTGTGAGCCTGTACGCTGCGATCCACGGCCTGACGATGGGCAAGGCGGCGGTGCAGGTGGCGCGCGATGAAGGGCTGGAGGATGTGGCGGGGGTGCAGCCGAGTGGAGCGCACGTGAAGCCTGACCGCCCCACACCACCACCGGCAGCGCCGAAGGCCCCGCGCATCGACGAAGGCTGGAAGACGGTGCGGCCGGTGCCGGCCGGCATGCCCGACCCATCGTTCTGGCACCCGCACCGCCAGCTGGCCGACCTGGTGCACAAGAGCGAGTACCGGGTGGGCGATGATCTGCACGGCTACGTGGTGCGGTTCCGAACTTCGGACGGCGGCAAGGACGATCTGCCCTACACCTGGTGCCTGTCTGCCCGCGATGGGGCCTGCAAGTGGCACTGGAAGCAGTTTGACGAACCCCGGCCGCTGTACCTGCCGGGGTTCAAGCTGCCGAGCGCGCAGACGGTGGTGCTGGTGGAGGGCGAGCGCAAGGCGCGCGTGCTGCAGGCGCTGCTGGACGCTGGGGCGCCCGGGGTCTACATCGTGGCCAGCTGGCCGGGCGGGTGCAAGGCCTGGCAGAAGGCCGACTGGTCCTGGCTGGCGGGCTGCAATGTGCTGGCCTGGCCGGACACGGACAGCAAGCGTGTGGCGCCCACTGCGAAGGAGCGCAACGAGTGCGCCGACGATGCGGCGCTGCAGGCGCTGAAGGATTCAAAGCCGTACCTGCCCGCTGAGAAACAGCCGGGCATGGCCGCAATGCTGGGCATTGGGGCGCTGTTGCGCGATGCGCAGGGGTGCTCAGTGCAGCTGCTTCCGATCGAGGCGCCTGGCGTGAAGCCTGACGGCTGGGACGCGGCCGACGCCATTGAGGCGGATGGCTGGGACTTCGAGCGCGTGATGGCGTTCTTTGCCACCGCCTACGCGCTGCCCGCGGCCCCCTCGGATGCGGAGCCAAAACCGGAAGCCGGAAAAAAAATCGACGGCCCCGGTGCCCCTGAGGGCGATAGATTGCCCGGTGCTGCGCCTGACGCGTTCGCAGAGGGCGCTGGGGGCATGCCCTGGTGGCTGAAGCCGTACTGGGACGCGGACAAGTGCCGCTGGAACATCAGCCGCAAGACGGTGATCATGGCGCTGCGCAATGAGCCGGCGCTGGTGGGCGTGCTGGGCTTCAACTTGCTGAGCAACACGATGGAGGCGCGCACCGACTGGCCGTTCCCCCACGGCCGCAAGGGCAAGATCACAGGGGCGATTGACCTGCTGTTGGGCAACTGGCTGAGCCGGACGTTCAGCACGCCCGCTATCACGCGCCAGGCGCTGATGGAGGCGATGGAGACCGTGGCCTATGAGAACCCGTGGCACCCGGTGGTGGAGTGGTTGGGCGGGATCAAGTGGGACGGTGTGAAGCGGGTGGACAAATGGCTGGTGCACGCCATTGGCGAGAAGCCCGACACGCTGACGCCCGACATGCTGGAGTACTTCACGATCGTGGGGCGCTGCTGGCTGGTTGGCATGGTGATGCGGGTGATGGAGCCCGGCAGCAAGTTTGACTATTGCCCGGTGCTGGAGGGCGCTGGCGGGCTGGGCAAGAGCACGATGGTGGAGACACTGGCGAGCTCGGCCTGGTACAGCGACACGCCGTTCGAGATCGGCAAGGGCAAGGAATCGCAGGAGCAGGTGCAGGGCGTCTGGGCCTACGAGATGGGCGAGCTGAGCCAGATGGGCAAGAGCGAGATCAACGCGATCAAGGCGTTCATCTCTTCGAAGGTGGACCGCTACCGCCCGGCCTATGGTCGCGTGATCGAGGAACACCCGCGCCAGTGTGTGCTGGTGGGCACGACGAACGAAAACACCTACCTGCGCGACCGCACGGGCAACCGGCGCTTCTGGCCGATACCGGTGCGCCATGCGATCCGCATTGCGTGGATCGCCAAGATGCGCGAGCAGCTGTTTGCCGAGGCTTACCAGCTGTACCTGGAGGGCGTGTCGTGCATCCCCACCATGGAGCAGGAAGAGCGGCTGTTCGTGCCGCTGCAGGAAAGCCGGCTGGTGGAGACGGCCGTCACATCCGAGCTGCTGGCGGTGTTGACACGCACGCCCAAGGATGTGGGCATGCACTCGGTGGTGAACGAGCTGACGGACTTTGTCACGCTGTCGCAGCTGGCGAAGGCGCTGGAGGTGGACGCGGGCAAGAGCACCGCGGGCCTGGAAAGCCAGATCCGCAGTTGGATGAACCAGCAGGGCTGGGAGTACAAGAAAAAGCAGGTGGGTGGTGTGCGGGCTTATGGCTGGGTGCGCCCTGCCGTGTGGCCAACACCGGCTACCGATACCGATGGGGCCACTGCGGACGCGGGGCCTCGGGTACTGGAATACGCGGAAGACGATGCGCCTTTCTGATACCACCCTCAACACACAGGACACGGCGCTGAATGGCGCCCGTGTGCTGGGCTCATTCCCAAAGCGGGTTTGGGCGGCGGAACGCCCAGGGGCACAGCGCCCCTGCCAGCGCGCAGGCGCATGGATGCGTGTGCTGATGGCCGCTCCCTAGTGTCCAAGTGTCCAAGTGGCCAGCGTTTCCCATAGAGGGCGTATGGCAGCTGTAGGGCCCTATGGAGGGGGTTGCAGCTGCTGCATTGTCCAAAGCCCTGAGCAGGGCGGGGCGCCGTGTCCATCACCACAGAAGCAGGCGCAGGCCCACACCGGCAGGGGTGCGAGCGAGCGCGTACGCGCGGGCACACCAACACTCATAACCCTTCTACAGAAAGAGATGGACAGATGGACACTCAAACGATCAAGGACCACATGCCAGAGACTTACAAGGCGATCACGGACAAGGCCGGCAAGATCGGGAAAGAAGCCTACCGCTTCGTGCGCCAGGGCTTGGCCGGCCAGCCGAACAAGTTCTATGCGATGGAGCGTGGGTGGGTGGTGGGAACGCCGTTCGATCTGCCGGGTGTGATGCCTGAAATGGCTGTGTTCATCTGCCAGTTCGGCACCAAGGGCTGGCTCATGTGGGCGCCTGAGGCGCAGCAGCTTGAGCAGCAGCAAGGGGGCACTGATGGCACGCATTGAATGGGTGAAGCATCGGCTGGACAACTGGGCGCGCTGGAAGGAGCGCGAGCAGTCGCACGGCCTGGGGTTCTATTCGCAGTCGGCCTTCCTGCGCGTGGCCGTGGACGGCAGCGGGTACCGCGAGACCAGCATCCCGGTCGACGACGTGGAGGCCCGGCAGACCGACGACGCGGTGCAGGCCCTATTGACCGAGCACGGGCACCTGCACCGCACGCTGGTGCTGATCTACCTGGAGGACGCGGGCATCCGCGCTGCAGCGCTGCGGCTGGCCTGTGCCGAGTCCACCGTCAAAGCGCGGCTTGAGCAGGCCGACCACCATGTCGCCACCTTCCTGCGGCTGCGTGCCCAGGCGTTGGAGGCGAAGCAACAGGCCTGCAAAAAACAATTTACACCTTAGACTTTTCTGGCACATTTCAGGCAAGCTGCAGCGAGCGTGTCACCTGACATCAAGCGAACCGCCCAACCCCGCGTGACTGGACCCCACGCGGGGTTTCTTTTTGGAAGATCACATGCCCATTGCTGCCCCCAAGCCCTGCGGTCACCCAGGCTGCGGCAAGCTGGTGCGCGATGGCTCTGGCCGCTGTGAGGCCCACCAGTCCGAAGCCTGGGTGAAGAAGCCCACCGCGACGAAGCGCATCACCGGCCGCAAGCTGCAACGCATGCGCGCCGAGCTGTTCACGGCGAACCCGCTGTGTGTCGAGTGCAGCAAGCTCGGGCTGGTCAAGCTGGCAACGCAGCGTGACCACATCCGTTCGCTTGAAGAGGGCGGGCTTGACGTGCCTGAGAACACGCAAGGGCTGTGCGACGACTGCCACAACGCGAAGTCGCTGGCCGAACGCCTGCGAGCCCAGGCCCGAAGCCGCGGGAACTGATGGAGGGTAGGGGGGGTGCAGATCTTCCCAGCCCTCGCCCCGGAAACCGACCGGTTAGTCAAATTTTTTCGTGCGGGGGTATTGGGGAGGGGGGGGTACCCCCTGCCTCTGGCCGCTGCTGTTTTGCACCTCGCTGGTGCTGACCTTGAACCCGCCGTGCAGACGGCTGCCATCACACACCTGGAGAACACCACATGGGGCAACGTGGACCGAAGGCGTTGCCCGCCAATGTGCACATGCTGCGCGGCAACGCGAGCAAAAAGCCGCTGGCTCAGCTCATCGATGAGTTTCAGCCCGAGGTCGAGATCCCGAGCTACCCGTCGTGGGTGTGGCCCGAGGCGAAGAAGGAATGGAAGCGGATATCGACCGAGCTGGAGCGCTACGGCCTGATCTCCAAGCTGGACCGCTCGGCGCTGGTGTTGTACTGCCAGGCCTGGGCGAAGATGGTCTGGGCCGAGCAGATGCTGGGCCGGGCGATGAAGGCGGCCGAGCTGGCGCGCGTGCAGGCCGAAGACGCTGGCCTTGAGTACACCGGCGGCGACGGGATCATGGTGAAGACAGCCAATGGCAACTTCACCTACTCGCACCACTGGGTGGTCGGCAAGCAGGCCGCGCAGCAGGTGAAGGACTACCTGGCGCTGTTCGGGCTGTCGCCTTCGCACCGGTCGAGCGTGACGGCCAGCAACAACCGCCAGGCCAGCCTGTTCGAAGAGGGCACGCAGGACGAATGGAACTCGCTGTAGAGGCTTCGTTCGGCGATGTCGCAACAGCGTATGCCCAGGACGTCGCCGCCGGCAAGGTTGTCGCGTGCAAGTGGCACAAGCTCGCCTGCCAGCGACACCTGAAGGACCTGGAGCGGTCGCGCAATGGCGCGATGGTTTACGTCTGGAACCCTGAGCTCCAGGACAAAGACGGCAAGGCGTACCAGCCCGCCGAGCGCGTGTGCAAGTTCGCGCAGCTCATGCCCCACATCAAGGGCGACTGGGCGGCGCGGGGGCAGCTGATCAAGCTGGAGCGCTGGCAGGTGTTCATCCTGGCCAGCATCTTCGGCTGGGTGCACAAGGACACCGGCAAGCGCCGCTTCCGGGTGGCCGATGTGATCGTGCCGCGCAAGAACGCGAAGAGCACGCTGGCCGCGGTGATCGGGCAGTACATGCTGGCCGCCGATGGCGAGTACGGTGCCGAGGTGTATTCGGGCGCCACGTCGCAAGACCAGGCGATGGAGGTGTTTCGGCCAGCGCTGCTGATGGCGCGGGCCACGCCGAAGTTCTGCCAGCGCTACGGGGTGGTGGCCAACGCCTCCAACCTCTCGATCGTCGAGAACAACAGCAAGTTCGAACCGGTGATCGGCAAGCCGGGCGACGGCGCGTCGCCCAGCTGTGCGATCGTGGATGAGTACCACGAGCACAAGACCAGCGAGCTGTTCGACACCATGCAGACCGGCATGGGCGCACGGTCGCAACCGCTGATCCTGGTGATCACGACGGCCGGGTCTGACATCTCGGGCCCGTGCTACCTGCACCAGGTCGAGTTGCAGAAGATACTGGAAGGCGTGATCGAGAACGACCAGCGCTTCGGCATCGTGTTCACGATGGACGACGGCGACGACTGGACGTCAGAGGCCGCGCTGCTGAAGGCCAACCCGAACTTTGGCGTGTCGGTCGATGGCGAGTTTTTGAGGCTGCAGCAGCGTGATGCGCAGTCCGACCCGCGCAAACAGAACGTATTCAAGACGAAGCACTTGAACGTGTGGGTGGCCGCGGCATCGCCCTGGCTCAACCTGTTCAACCTGCAGAAGGCTGGCGACAGCAGCCTGGTGCCCGAGGGTGAGACGTGGGACGGTGCCGTGATCGGCGCCGACCTGGCCAGCAAGCAGGACATCGCCAGCCTGGTGGCCCTGTGCTGGCGGGGCGACGGGGATGAGCGGGAATACGCCGCGTTCTCGCGCAACTACGTGCCCGAAGACGCGCTGCAGAAACCCGAGAACGCGCACTACCAGGCCTGGGTGAACTCCGGCCACCTGATCGCCACGCCCGGCAACATGATCAGCCTGGAGCAGATCCAGGAAGACGCGCTGGAGCTGTCCCGCGCCATCGGTGCGCGCGAGTTTGCGAAGGACCCGTGGGGTGGCCACCAGATGGGCGCCAACCTGCAGGCCGAGGGGATGGAGGTGGTGGACATCCCGCAGCAGGTGCGCTTCCTGAGCGAGCCCATGAAAGAGATCGCCGCCCGCGTGGACGGCGGCAAGTTCCGGCACGACGGCAACCCATGCTACGTGTGGCAGCTGAGCAATGTCGAGGTCAAGGAAGACCGGAACGAAAACGTGTTCCCGCGCAAGGCGCGGGCCAGCAACAAGATCGACGCGGCCATTGCCACCATCGTGGCGATGAACCGGGCATTGGCCGGTGTGCAGACATCTGAAAAATCATTTTGGGAAACGGCATGAATTTCTGGAGCAGGATCACAGGCAGGAAGTCGGCCCAGTCCGGCGACGGCCTGACCGACGTCCTGCGCGCCATCCTGCGTGGCGGCGTGCGCTCGAAGTCGGGCGCGCTGGTCAACCGGGACGCGGCGTTTCGCGTGAGTGTGGTGTTCTCGTGTGTCCGGGCGCTGTCCGAGGGCGTGGCCCAGGTGCCGTTCAAGGTGATGCGTGAGACCGAATCGGCGGTGTCTGTGTACCCCGAGCGCCGGGCGGCATCGGATCACCCGCTGTACGACCTGCTGCACCGGGCCCCGAACGGATTCCAGACCAGCTTCGAGTTCCGCGAAACGATGATGCTGCACGCGCTGCTGGCCCGCCACGGCGCGTTCGTGTTCAAGAACGTCATCGATGTCGGCACCCGCGGCCCGCGCGTCGCCGAGCTGATCCTGCTGAACCCCGACTTGGTGACGCCGATCCAGAACGAGGACTGGAGCATCACCTACCGGGTGCAGTCGAAATCGGGCGCCACCCGGGACTTTCCGCAGGAATCTATCTGGCACCTGAGGGGCCCGAGCTGGAACGGTTTCAGTGGCCTGGATGTGCTCAACATGGCGCGCGAGGCCATTGGCCTGGCGATCGCCACCGAAGACAGCCACTCTGCGCTTCACGCCAAGGGCATCCGGCCCAGCGGCATCTACTCCGTCGACGGGAACCTGACGAAGGAGCAGCACGCGCAGCTCAAGAAATGGATCGATGACGAAAACGCCGGCGCCGAAAACGCCGGCACCACGATGCTGCTGGACCGCAACGCCAAGTTCCTCCCGATGTCGCTCAATGGCGTGGACGCCCAGCACCTGGAGACCCGGCGCTACCAGATCGAAGAGATTTGCCGCTTCTTCCGCGTGATGCCGATCATGGCCGGCTACTCGGACAAGGCCTCCACCTACGCGAGCGCCGAGCAGATGTTCCTGGCGCACGTGGTGCACACGCTGATGCCTTGGTACGAGCGGATCCAGCAGTCGGCCGAGGTGAATCTGCTGAGCCCAGCCGACCGCCAGGCCGGCTACTACATCAAGCTGGTCGAAGCCGGCCTGCTGCGCGGCGCCATGAAGGACACCGCCGAATACCTGTACCGCCTCACCATGGGCGGCACCATGGCCCGCAACGAAGCGCGCGGCAAGCTGGACCTGAACCCGCTGGCCGGACTCGACGAACCCCTGACCCCGACCAACATGACCATCGACCCCGCCGGCGCGCCGGCATCTGGAGCAGCAGCATGACCGAAACGATCGAGCGCAAGCGCGTCGCACTGACCGAAATCGCCATCGACGAAAAACAGGACGGCGGCGAGCCGGGCGAGATGCGGTTCAAGGGTTACGGCGCCGTCTTCGGCAACACCGACAGCTACGGCGACGTGATCGAGCAGGGCGCCTTCGCCAAGACCCTGAAGGCCGCCGAAAAGTCGGGCGAGTTCCCGTCCATGCTGCTGCAGCACGGCGGCTGGCAGATCACCGCGGCCGACATGATGCCGGTGGGCGTGTGGGACACGCTCAAGGAAGACGCCAAGGGCCTATACAACGAGGGCATCCTGGCGCCGATTCAGCGCGGCATCGAGGCCTACACCCTCATGAAGATGAAGCCACGGCCCGCGATCACCGGGCTGTCGATCGGCTACATCGCCAAGAAATTCACCGTCGGCACCAAGCCCGACGAGCCGCGGCGCAAGCTGCACGAGATCGAGCTGGTCGAGATCAGCCTGGTCACCTTCCCGGCCAACGGCAAGGCCCGCATCACTGGCGTGAAGTCCGGCGTGGACTTCAGCGAACGCGAATTCGAACAGCTCATGCAGGACGCTGGGCTGTCACGAAAGGAAGCCCGCATGGTCATGAGCCATGGCTTCCGGCATCTCAAGGCCATGCAGGACGCTGGCAGCGGGGAGCTTGACGAACTGGCGGCGGCCATCAAACGCAACACCCACCTCATCCAAACCATCTGAGAAAGACCACCATGCACTCCATTACCCGCAAACACCTGACGTTCGGCCTGCTGGCCATCGTCGCCGTCATGGCCGCCTTCGCCATGTTCGGCCACCCGCTGATCGACCCCGCCGTCCTGGCTGGCGTGGGCATGCTGCCCATGGCCATGTCGGGCGAGATCGACATGAAGGAAATCAAGTCGCTGCTCGACAAGCAAGGCGAAGCCTGGGGCGAATTCACCCGCAAGAACGACGAACTGCTCAAGGCCAAGGCCGAAGGCAAGGCGGTCTCCGACCTGCAGACCACGGTGGACAAGATCAACGGCGAGCTGAGCAAGTTCAATGCCGATCTGGTCGAGATCGCCAAGAAGGCCAACCGCCCCCAGTCCGACGGCAAGCAGCTCACGCCCGAGCAGGCCGAATACAAACAGGCCTTCGGCAAGTTCCTGCGCAAGGGCGACGACAACGGCCTGCAAGACCTGCAGCGCAAGGCCTACAACAGCGGCAGCGGCCCCGATGGCGGCTACCTGGTGCTGCCCGAGATGGACGCCGAGATCATCCGCGTGGTCGGCATCACCAGCGCCATCGGCCGCCTGGCGCGCCAGGTCACCGTGGGCACCGAGAGCTGGAAGAAGGTTGCCAAGACCGCCGGCATGTCGGCCCGCCGCGTGGGCCCCGGCGCCACCGGTGGCGAGACCACCAACCCGAAGTACGCCGAGCTCGAGTTCACCGCGCACACCGCCGAAGCCGAGCCCTGGATCTTCAACGAGACGCTGGAAGACGCCATCGTCAACCTCGAAGCCGATCTGGCCGAAGAAGCCTCCATCGCCTTCGCCGAGCTGGCCGGCAGCGAGTTCGCCGTGGGCACCGGCGTGGGCTCGGCCCGCGGCATCACGGCTTACGACACCGTGGCCAACGCCAGCTACGCCTGGGGCAAGATCGGCTACATCAAGTCGGGCGCATCGGCTGACTTCGCCGCCAGCAACCCGGCCGACAAGATCATCGATCTGCAGCACGCCCTGAAAGCCCAGTACCGCACCGGCGCGGCCTGGGTCACCAGCGATGCCGTGCTGGCCAAGGTGCGCCAGATGAAGGACGGCTCGGGCGCCTTCTACCTGTGGCAACCTGACCCGCTCAGCGGCTTCGGTGGCCGCCTGCTCGGCAGCCCGGTGGAGATCGACGACAACATGCCCGCCCTGGGTTCGTCCAGCTACTCGCTGGCCTTTGGCAATTTCCGCCAGGGCTACGTGGTGGTCAACCGCTCGGGCACCGTGGTGATCCGCGACAACATCACCAGCAAGGGCAAGACGAAGTTCAACTTCCGCCGCCGCTTCGGTGGTGGTGTGCAGAACTTCGAAGCCATCAAGCTGATGCAGTTCGCCTCCTGATCCCGCCAGCACCGCCGCCAGCCCGCTGGCGGCGGCGCTCCAAAACCCCCCATTTTTTTTAGATTGGAATCGTCATGAAAGACCTGATGAACAAGATTCACGCGAAGCGTGTGATCTCCCCCGTGAGCGTGGCCGACACCACCGCCCTGGTCGGTGAAATCATCGACAAGAGCGGCTTCGAGTCGCTCACCTACGTGATCGCTACCGGCTCCATTGCCGACGCCGACGCGACCTTCACTGTGCTGCTGGAAGAGAGCGACGCCTCCAACATGGCCGGCGCCACCGCCGTGGCCGACGCCGATCTGCTGGGCACTGAAGTCCTGGCCGCCTTCCAGTTCGACGACGACAACGAGACGCGCAAGCTCGGCTACATCGGCAGCAAGCGCTACACGCGCCTGACCATCACCCCGGTGGCCAACGCCAGCGCCGCGCTGGTGAGCGCCGTGGCGGTGCTGGGCCATCCCCAGCTCGCGCCCACGGCCAACCCGCCTGTCTGATCCCCAGACTGCTGCGTGAAACGCCCTCCCGCCACCGCGCCGGAGGGCGCTTTGCAGAGCACGGAACACCACCCCACACCATGAGCCTCACCAAAATCACCGACGCCAGTGTCGAGCCCGTCACGCTGCAAGAGGCCAAGCTGCACCTGCGCGTGATCGCCAGCCTGGCCGACGTGGCCGTGCACCCGGAAGACGCGCTCATTGCCGCGCTGATCACCGCCGCGCGCACCGACTGCGAAGAGCGCCTGCAGCGCAGCCTGCTGCAGACCACCTGGAAGCTTGAAGCCGACGCCTTCCCCTGCGACGTGATCCGCCTGGAACGCGGCCCCATCATCAGCGTGGACACACTCAAGTACTTCGACGCCGACGAGACGCAGCAGACGCTGGCCGCCAGCGCCTACCGCCTGAGCGGCCACCGCGTCGAGGTGGTGGACACCTGGCCCACCACGCAGGACCGCATTGGCGCCGTCGAACTGGTCTACAAGGCCGGCTACGGCACCACGGCCGACAAGGTGCCCGCGCCCATCAAGGCCTGGATCCTGCTGGCCATTGGCGACATGTACACCAACCGCGAGCGCAGCGCCGAGCGCCCGGTCGTGGCGCAGGGCTTTGCCGACAGCCTGCTCGACGGCTACAAGGTCTGGGCCGTCTGACCATGGGCCCCGCCATGCAAGCCGGTCGCCTGAACAGCCTGGTGATCATCCAGTCGCGCAGCGCCGGGCAAGACGCCACCGGCCAGCCGCTGACCACCTGGGCCGACGTCGCCACCGTGTGGGCCCACATTCGCCACCCGGGCGGGCTGGAGGCCATCAAGGCCGACGCCGTGGTGTCGGTGGTGCAGGCCAGCGTGCGCATCCGGTACCGGGCCGGCCTGACCGCCGGCATGCGCCTGCTGCACGGCGCCACGGTGTACGAGATCAGCGCCGTGCTGCCCGACGAAGCGGGCCGCCAGTGGACCGATCTGGTGTGCCAGGTGGTGGCCGCATGATCACCGTCGACTTCAACTTCAGCGCGCTGGCCGCGAAGCTGGACAAGATCACCCAGGCCGCCGAGGGCGCCGTGCGCCCCGCCGCCCAGGCCGGCGCCCAGGTGTTCTACGACGAAGTGCGCCAGCGCGCCCCCGTGGGCACCAAGGTGCACAGCACCAAGGGCAAAAAACAGACCTACCAGACGGGCAACCTGCGCGCCGCGATCTACCAGGCGTTCATGGACAAAGACTCTGGCCAGGGCAGGGCCTCCTACCGCGTGTCGTGGAACAAGCGCGATGCCTTTTACGCCCGGTTTGTCGAGTTCGGCACCAGCAAGACGCCCGCCCGCCCGTTCCTGCGCCCGGCGTACGACGCCGCCCAGCGCCGCGCCCTGCAGGCCGCGAACTCGCGCATGGTCGCCGAGGTCAAGAAAGCCACATCATGAGCGCCGAAGCCATCGTCTTCACCGTGCTGACCTCCCTGGTGTCGGGCCGGGTGTACCCCGATGTGGCGCCCGAGGGCAGCGCGCTGCCGCGCATCGTCTACCAGCAGGTGGGCGGATCGGCCTTCGCCTACACCGAGGGCGCGCTGCCCGACAAGGAAAACGGTCGCATGCAGATCGCCTGCTGGGCCAGCACGCGCCTGGCTGCGCGCGATCTGTCCAAGCTGGTGGCCGACGCGATCGTGGGCGCCACAGCGTTCCAGGCTGAGCCCATCGGGGCTCGGATCTCGGGCTACGAACCCGACACGGGCCTGTACTCGAGTCAGCAAGATTTTTCGATCTGGTCGACCCCGTAGACCAGCAGAACAACACCGGCCGCAAGGCCACCCCAGCAAGAGCCGCCCGGAGCAATTCGAGGCGGCTTTTTTGTACCCGCCCGCGAGGGCGTAACCGGCCGCCGCGCAATTCTGCCCGGCGGTTTTTTGTTGCCGCTCGCGGCTTCCGCAAGAAAGGAAAATCACCATGGCATCCGTACCCTCCGGAACGATCATCTCCCTCGCCACCGCCTTCGCCACCGCGAAGGCTGTTTCGGCCATCACCAACGCTGCCGAGGCTTCCGTGTCTGTCACGGCACACGGCTACTCGGCCGGCGACATTGTCCAGCTCTACTCGGGCTGGGGCCGCCTGAACCGCCGCGTGGCGCGCGTCAAGACGCCCACGACGGATGCGTTCCTGCTCGAAGGCATCAACACCACCAACACCGATTTTTTCCCAGCGGGCTCTGGCGTGGGAACGGTGCGCAAGGTCAGCACGTTCCAGCAGATCAACAAGATCCTGAACCCAACCAACAGCGGTGGCGATCCGAAGAACATCACCGTCAAGTTCCTGGAATCCGATGTGGAAGAAAACCTCAACGACGGCTTCACGGCCATCACCGAGGGCTTCGACATCGATGCCGACGAGTTCGGCCAGGCTGGCTACACCGCCCTGGTGACGCTGACCGACGTGCAGACCGACACCGTGCTGAAGAAGACGCTCAAGTCTGGCGTGGCGATCTACACGCCCTGCCGCGTGGCGATCAACGAGAACGTGAAGATGCCCGACGGTTCGATCATGACCAACACGGTCGCCATCAACGGCAACGGCCGCCTGACCCGCTACGCCGCCCTGTAAGACCCACCCCGGCGGCCACGGCCGCCACACCACCGAGCACCGAGCCTGCCCGCTTCGCATCCTTCGAGGGGTGCGGGTGGGTGGGCCACGGGCATGTATTTCCATCCCCTCGAAAGACTTTCACACCATGGCCAAACTCGTTCTCACCGCCGCCACCACATTCAAGACCAACGTGCTGATCCCCGTGCCCGGCAAAAAGCCCACGCCGGTGGAGTTCATCTTCAAGGGCCGCACCAAAACGGAATTCAAGGCCTTCACGGAATCCCTGCGCGACATGGAAGACGTGGATGCGATCCTCGCCATCGCCACCGGCTGGGAGCTGGCCGACGACTTCGGTCGCGAAGCCATCGAGCAGCTGTGCGAGGCCTACATCGGCGCCGCGCGCGCCGTGATCGAGACCTACCTCAATGAACTGAGCGCTGCCCGCCTGGGAAACTGAAAGAGGTCGCCCGCGCGCTGCACGAGCGGGCGCCCACCCTTGAAGAAATGCGGTCCGCTGGCTTCGAGCCCGAAGACTACGAGGGCGACATCGTCGAAGTCTGGCCCGAGAACTGGCCAGCCCTGCAGATGTTCCAGCGCATCGGCACCCGCTGGAACTTCGGTGCCATGGGCGGCGTGTCAGGCATCCACTGGGAGGCCGTCTACCCGCTCATGGACCGCCTGGGCATGAACGCCAACGAGTGGGATGCGCTGCTCGGCGACCTCGAAACCATGGAACACGCAGCCCTTGAGGTGATGAACCGCAAGGCCGGCCAGTAGCCGGGCGCCCCGCACGCGCCCCCCGAAACAACAACCCCAACCGGGAACCCTTGAATGTCTGACCTCAACACCGAGATCAAGATTGGCGCGGACGCGTCTGGCGTTGAAGCCGGCGTGGGCAAGGCCAAGCGATCGCTGGCCAGCCTGGGCGACACCGCCAAGAAGGCCGGCCAGGACGCCGCCGCCGGGCTCACCGGCATCGGCACCGGTGGCGATGCCTCGGCCAAGAAGGTCGAGAGCGCCACGCGCAGCATGCAGGCCAGCCTGCAGCGCCTGGTGGCCGAGCAGAAGGCCGGCAGCAAGAGCAGCCGCGAATACTGGGAGGCCCTGGCCAACGCGCGCGGCGTGAACACCAGCGCCCTCAAGCCGCTGCTGGACCAGCTCGACGCCGCCAAGGTCAAGACCGTAGGCGCCACGGCCGCCACCGAGGGCTGGGCGGCCCGCCTGGGCAGCGTGGGCCCCATGCTGGCGGCGGCGTTCTCGGGCGCCGCCGTGCTGAACTTCACCGGCAAGCTGGTGGCGGTGCAGCGCGAGTTCGACATCCTGAATTCCAGCCTGATCACGGTCACCGGCAGCAGCGCCAACGCCTCGCGCGAGATGGACTGGATCCGCAAGTTCGCGGCCACCACGCCTTACCAGCTGGCCGAAGTCACGCAGGCGTTCGTGAAGATGAAGTCGCTTGGACTCGACGCCAGCGAAGCCAGCCTGCGCAGCTACGGCAACACCGCCAGCGCCATGGGCAAGAACATCAACCAGATGATCGAAGCCGTGGCCGACGCGTCGACCGGCGAGTTTGAGCGCCTGAAGGAATTCGGCATCAAGGCCCGCAAAGACGGAGACGAAGTCTCGCTCACCTTCAAGGGCATCACCACCACCATCGGCAACAGCGCCGACGAGATCACGCGCTACCTGCGCCAGATCGGCGAGGTGGACTTCGCCAGCGCCATGGACGAACGCGCCAAGACGCTGGACGGCGCCATCAGCAACCTGGCGGACTCGTGGGAAGGCCTTCTTCTCAAGGTCAACCAGGGCGGCGTTGGCGACGCCATGAGCCAGCAGGTCAAGCACCTGAGCACCGAACTCGGCATTCTGGGCGATGTGCTGGACAAGGCCAAAGAAAGCGGCGCCGGGTTCTGGGAGACCACGGGCAACGTGGCCGGCGCGGCAACGGGTCGTGTGGCTTTTCAGATCCTGCAGGACATGGCCAACGTGAGCCGGTTCGCGCTTGACAAGCTGACGCTGGGCGTGTTCGACCTCAATTCCAGCCTCGACCTGGTGCCCGACAACCTGAAGCCGGTGGCGGTGCAGATGGAGCTGATGAACGAGAAGCTGGTCAATGCGCGCGGGGAGTACGACGCCCTGGCCGCCCGCCTGGCCCGTGCGCCCGACAACATCTACATCAAGAGCGAGCTCAACCAGCTCGACCAGTACATCCAGAAGCTGGAAGAGGCAAAACGCAAGCAGGCCGCCATGACGGGCAACGCCGGCCCGGTGGGCAGCGTGGGCAGCGGTGACGCGGCCCTGGCCCGGGCCCAGCGCGCGGACTACGACAAACGCAAGGCTGCGCTGGACGGCTTCATGGGCAAATACGCCACCGATGGCGAGAAGATGGCCAAAGAGATCGCGAGCCAGAAAAGCGCGCTGGGCGATCTGTACACCCCCGAGGTGGAATCGCGCATCCGCAAGCAGTACACCAAGGGCGGCGGGCGCGGCGCATCGGGCGCCGACGCCGCCAGCCGCGAGATCGCCGAGCAGTCCAAGCTGCTGGCCGAACTCTCGGGCCTGACGGCCTCGTTCTCCACCGACTGGGAGCGCCTGAACACCATCTACGCCAAGGGCCAGCTGTCGCTGGAGGGCCTGACCGACGCCCAGGCCAAGCTGCTGGACAAGCAGCCCTTTGCCGTGGCGCTGGCGCGCGAGGAAGCCGATGCCGTGAAGGCGCTGGCGAAAGCGCGCGAGGACGATGCCAAGGCCTACGAGGACACCATCAACGGCCGGTTGAACGCCGCCGCTTCGGTGGGCGCGCAAGTGACGCAGGAGCGCGAAGCGATCGCGGCCATGGGCCTCTCGCGCAACGCCGTGGCCGAGCTGGAGGCCGCCAAGCTGAGCGAGACCGCCGCCAGCAAACTGCGCCTGGCCGCCATCGCCGACGAGATCGACTGGAGCGGGCGCCTGGGCGCCACCTACCGCGACGAAGCCGCCCAGCTGCAGGCGCTGGCCTCGCTCAAGCGCGAGAGCGCGGCCAAGCAGACCGGCATCGACGCGGCCAAAGAAGCCGCCGACGCTTGGCAGAAAACCGCCGACTCCATCGAATCGGGCCTGACCGACGCGCTCATGCGCGGGTTTGAGAACGGCAAGAGCTTCGGCGAAAACATGGGCGACTCGCTCACGAACTACTTCAAGACCGTGGTGGCGCGCGAGATCGCCACCGCCATCACGCGCGCCATCGTGTCGGCCATGGCCTCCACGCAGTGGGGGCAGCTGCTCTCGGGTGTGTTGGGCGGTGGCACCGGGGGCGGTACGGACTGGCTCAGCATGGCCGGCAAGGCTTACGACGCCTACACCAAGGGCGCCGGCGCGGCGGCCGCCAGCTCCGGCGCAGGAGCCAGCGCGGGCAGCGGTGGGGCTGCTGCGGCCGCGGCATCGGCCTACGGCACCACGGGCACGGCTGGTTCTGCCGGCGGCGCTGCTGCGAGCACCGCAGCGGCTGGCACCGCCTCCACGGCCGGCACCGCGGGCGCCGCCAGCAGCGCCAGCACCAGCCTGATGACCTACGCCGGCTACGCGGCCCTGATCGTCGCCGCGGTCAAGGTGGCCGAGAACCTGTATTCCACCGGCTACAACCGCACGGCCCTGGGCGTGAACAGCAGCAAGGCGGGCGACAACAACAGCCTGGGCCAATACACCTACGGCCGTGGCAACACCACCACCGGGGACAGCGGCGCCCGGAACTGGATGAGCAACGGCATCCTGGCCCTGGAGGCCACGAACCAGCGCCGCCTGATGGACGCCGTGGGCATGAACGAGAAGTGGGCCGACATCTTCAGCGGCACCACGCGCATGGCCACGCTGATCGGCCGCAAGCTCAAGGGCTACGGCTACCAGGCCAACATCGACGGCGCTGACGTCGATGTGAAGGGCTACGAGTACTACAAGGGCGGCCTGTTCCGTTCGAACAAAACCGTCACGCAAGACGTGAACAAGCAGGACGCCGACGAGCTGCGCGCCGGCATCGAGAACGTGCGCGAGAGCGCCCGCGCCATGGCCCAGGCCATGGGCTACAGCACCGAGGCGATCGACAACTACAGCGGCTCGCTCAAGATCAACCTGAAGGGCGTGAAGACCGGCGAAGAGGCCGCGCAGCGCTACGGCGAAGCCATGGAGAAGCTGCAGCGCCAGATGTTGAACAACATCCCCGGCCTGAAGATGAACGAGGAACAGTTCAAAGAGTTCATCGAAGGCATCACCAAGAGCATGCAAGACGTCGGCATCACGGCCGGCGGCATCGCCGACATCATCACCAACGGCATGCTGGGCCGCATCTCGCAGGCCCAGGTGGGCGAGCAGCTGAGCGACATGGTGATCGGCGGGATTTACAACGCCATCGCCGGGCAGTACGCCGGGCAGATCGCCAGCGTATTCACGGGGCAGATCATCCAGCCCATCTTCACCGCCATCGCGGCCGGTGTGCCGATCAGCCAGGCGATCAGCCAGCAGGCGATTGCCAACGTGGTGGCCACGGCGCAGAACGCGGCCGCCACCCTGAACGCGATCTTTGCCGACCCGAGCTTCCGCGCTGCGATTTCTGGGGTGCAGCAGGCCATCAGCGGCATCAGCATCGCCGCGGGATCCGTGCGCGCGCCGGCCTACAAGTCGGCCGTGTCGAGCTACAACGCCGCGGCCGAAGCCGCCAAGCGCGCAGCGGAAGAAACCCGGCGCGCCTGGAAATCGGTGGCCGACAGCCTGAGCGACGAAATCCGCCGCATCAAGGGCGAGCTGCTGGGCGACAGCTCGGTGGGCCAGAGCTACTACATGGCGCAGTTCCAGGATGCGACCGCCAAGGCGCGCAAGGGCGATCAGGCCGCTGCGGCCATGCTGCCCGAACTGAGCCAGGCGGTGCTGGACATCGCGCGCTCCACGGCCGGCAGCCTGGCCAGCCTGCAGTATCTGCAGACCTCGACCATCGCCAGCCTGGCCGACACGCGCGCCATCATCTCGAAAAAGTACGGCCTGAAGATCCCCGCGTTCGACGTCGGCACGAACTACGTGCCGCAAGACATGCTCGCGCAGATCCACAAGGGCGAGGCCATCGTGCCCAAGGCGTACAACCCGGCGGCGGGCGGCGCAGGCAACGGCGCCGGGCTGCTGGCCCAGGCGCAGGCCCTGCGCGACATGGCCGACTCCATGACCCGCATGGCCGCCGGCATCAGCGCCATCGAGACCAACACCCGCGAGACCCGCAAAACCCTCGACCGGGTGAGCCAGGGCGGCGATGCACTGCTGACGGTGGCCGCATGACCGCACGCCTGCTCGACGGTGTCGACATCACCGACGCGGTGTACACCGACTGCTCGATCACCGAGCCCGACCCGGCCGCCGTCATGCCAGACGGCACGGTGGGCGAGGTGGCCTGGGTGACGGGCACCACCTACACCGCGGGCGTCTACGTGATCGACACCGTGTCGCACATGGTCTACCAGGACGGCGCGGGCGGCGTGTCCAACAAGGCCCCGCGGCTGGACCCGGTGCGCTGGGGCACGGGCGTGCGCCCGACCAACAAATGGGCCCTGGCCGACAAATACAAGAGCACCCGCACCGTGGGCGCTTCGCCGCTCACCGTGACGCTGCGGCCGGGCGCCGTGTCTGACGTGGTGTTGTTCGGGCTCGACGGCCTGAGCGCCGCGCGCCTGGAACAGTGGGACGCGCCGGGCGGCAACAAGGTCCGAGATATTGAGATCAGCGGCGTGGGCTGGGCGGGCGACCTCTGGGTGTCGTACTACTTCGACATGCCGTTCACCAAGGACCGCATGGACTTCCGCGAGCTGTTTCTGTCATCGGCCTGCGAGCTGGTGCTCACGCTCACCGGCGAAGCCGATGTGGCGCTCGGCATCCTGGCGGTGGGGCGTTACGAAAGCCTGGGCCTCACGGTGCAGGGCGCATCGGCCAGCCCGGTGGACTACTCGCGCATCACCGTCAACGACTTCGGCGACACCACCATCGTGCGCGGCCGTGTGGCCACCGACCTGCGGGCCGACGTGATCTGTGATCGCTCGGCCGCGGCGCGCGCCAAGCGCGTGATCGACCGCATGGCCGGCAAGCCCTGCGTGTTGAGCCTGAGCGATCTGCCGCATGACGAATACCTCAGCACCTTCGGCCTTGTGAGTGCCGAGGTGGTGTCTGAGGGCAGCAACCACAGCAAGCTTTCCATCAATTCCCGAGGACTCGTATGACCACCCCCGTTACCGCGGTGCCCGACGCATCGCTGCCGCTGCCCGACCCCGACGACCTCGGCACCTGGGGCGCGCGCATGGCCGAAATGCACCGCTGGATGCGCGAAACCCTGCGCCCGGGCATGAACACGCTGGCCGATGACACCTACACCAACGCGATGGCGGCGGCGTCCATCGCCAACTTCCTCGGCGCGTGGTCTGGCCTGACGGGCGCGCTGCCCATCCCCGCGTCTGTGTCCCACGCCGGCAAGCTCTGGATCCTGCTGGCCGACGTGGCCGACGTGACGGCCGAGACGCCCGGTGTGTCGGCCTCGTGGCAAGACGTCACGCCGCTGGCAGCGGCGGATGTGGTCGGTGTCACCGGCTCCACTGGCAGTGCGAAGATGCCCGTCGGCACCACGGCGCAGCGCGATGCCTCGCCTATTGCTGGTTACACGCGTTTCAACAGCACACTGGTCTGTAACGAGATCTGGAATGGCACCGAGTGGGTGCCGGCCAAGCCCCAGGCCTCTCCGGCCATTGCCGCGGCCTCCGGGACTGCGCACTCAATCAGCGGGATCCCGGCATACGCCACTGTGGTTGAGCTTCACATTGACGCCGTGAGCATGACTGGCGCCAACCCGGTGCTGGCTCAAGCTGGCACCGCCGCCGGCATGGTGGTGTCCGGGTACACCGAGAGCGGGTCGCACGACCTACTGCTCAGCACCACCGCGACGTCGACCTCTGGAATTGCAATCAACAACAACTCTGCGGCCAACGCCATGCGCGGAACCATTGTGTTTCGCAGGAAGCCAGGGACCAACCGCTGGATCGTCAGTGGCCTCATTTCTCGGCAGACGGCTGTTGGCCTTGTGGTGACGGGCTTCATAGACCTTCCTGGTGCTCTTGACCGTGTTGGTATTGCCCGTAGCGGCACCGACAACTTTGATGGCATCGGATCCATCTGGGCCACCTGGAGCTGAACATGGCACGCACCGAATACAACGCACAGACCGGCCAGACGACCGAGCTGCCCGACCTGCCGCCCGGCCCAGGCCCCAGCATCGAAGCCCGCCGCGCCGCCGCCTGGGAGCAGATCAAAGCCAAACGCGAAGCCCTGAAGTCCAGCGGCGTGCTGGTCGGCGCGCACTGGTTCCATTCCGACGCCGACAGCCGCATCCAGCAGATCGGGCTGGTGATGATGGGCGCGAGCCTGCCCGCCGGCCTCAAATGGAAGGTGAAAGACAACGGACTGGTCGACATGACGCCCACGCTGGCGCAGCAGATCTTCCAGGCCACGGCCTTGTGGGACATGCAGGTGTTCGGCGTGGCCGAGACGCACCGCGCCGCCGTGCTGGCGAGCGACAACCCCGAGGCTTACGACTGGTCGGCCGGCTGGCCAGAGGGCTACGGTGGCGCCGAATGATCGTCCTGGGCTACATCGGCGACAGCAAAGAAAAAACCTTCAGCGCCCGCATCGGCTGGGCGCTGATCCGCCTGGCGCAGATCGGGCGCACCTACCACCGCGTCACGCACACCGAGCTGCTGATCGACGGCGACTGCCGCGCCGCCGACATCGCCAGCGCCACCCTCATGGACTCGGGCGGCGTGCGCATCAAGCTCGACGTGGCGCTCAACCCGGCGCACTGGATGGCCGTGGACATTCCTGACACCGCCGACCGCAACCCGCAGACCGCTGCCGCGTGGTTCTTCAAGCACCAGGGCGAGCGCTACGACCGCCGAGGTGCGCCGGGCTCGGTGCTCATGGGCATCGGCCAGGCCGATGACGAATGGTTCTGCAACGAAGCCTGTGGCGCCGCGCTCGGCCAGACCGACCCGCACAAGATGCCGCCCGCCGGCTTCATGGCCTGGGTGATGGACCAGCCGGGCGCGCGCGATGTGACCGCCGAATTTTTCAAAAAAATCACAGAGGAAGCACTTGCATGAACCGGGACGCCATCGATGCCACCGCCGCCACCTTCGGGAGCAAAGTTGCCTACACAGGCGCCACCACCACAGTTGGCAGCTGGCTGCTGTCGAGCGAGTTTGGCGTGTTCGCCGGCCTGCTGATTGGTGTGTTGGTTTTGCTCACCAATCTGTATTTTCAGCACAAGCGCGACAAGCGCGAGGAGCGCGAGCACCAGCGCCGCATGGATCGCATGGCCAGCCGCAAGGGCGACCTGTGATGATGCTCCTGACCCGCCAGCAGCTCATGAGCGCCACCGGCTGCAGCGCCGCGCGCGCCGAGCTGTTCATGCCCTACCTGCAGGGCACCATGAAGGCGTTTGACATCACCACGCCGCACCGCATCGCCGGCTTCCTGAGCCAGATCGGCCACGAATCCACCCGCCTGGAGCGGCTGGAGGAAAACCTGAACTACAGCGTCGACGGCCTGCTCAAGACGTTCCGCCGCCACCGCATCAGCGCCGCCGACGCGCAGCGCCTGGGTCGCAGCGCCGCCCACCCGGCCCACCAGGAAGGCATTGCCAACACCGTCTATGGCGGCGAGTGGGGCCGCGTCAACCTGGGCAACTTCGTCAACGGCGACGGCTGGCGCTTCCGCGGCCGCGGCCTTAAGCAGCTCACCGGCCGGCGCAATTACGACCGCTGCGGCGCCGCCATCGGCGAAGACCTGCTGTCGTACCCCGACCGGCTGCTCATGCCGGTGAACGCGGCCTTGTCCGCCGGCTGGTTCTGGTCAGCGCACCACCTCAACGAATTGGCCGACCGCGGCGACGTGCCCGGCATGACCCAGGTCATCAACGGCGGCGCCAACGGCCTGGCCGAGCGCACCGCGCTCTACGCCCAAGCCCTGCAGGCCTTCGCCTGACGGCCCCACCACCACCATCGCAAGGAATCCCGCCCATGAACCGACTCACCGCCCTGATCACCCTGTTCCGCCGTGGCTCCATGGTGGCCGACCCGGCCCTCTGGAAAACCCGTCAGATCGAAGCAACCTCCGTGGCCGCCGTCATCGTGGCCGCCCTGCACGCACTGGAGGCTTTTGGCTATGCGCTACCCATGGATGCAGACACTGCCACGGCTGTTGCTGTGGGCCTCATTGCTCTTGTCAACTGGGTGCTCACCCTTACCACCACAGACAAGATTGGACTGCCGCCCGTGGGCGACGCTCCGCCCCTACCACCTGCCGGACCAGTTCACGGCGATGGGCCTGATTACCGCGGCTGAGGTCGACCACCTCGGTTTTTCCTGCAAGTTTTGAATCCACCACCCAACCCCCACCGAAAGGACCTTTCCCATGAACGCCCTCAACACCATCATGACCATCCTGCGGCTGCTGCCCGCCATCGTCTCCGCCGTCAAGGCTCTGGAAGAAGCCCTGCCGGCCAGCGGCGCCGGCAAAGACAAGCTCGCCGCCCTGCGCGAGATCATGGTGTCGGTTGACGCCGGCATCACCGCCATCTGGCCCGCCATCGAAACCGCCGTGGCCGCCGTGGTGAAGCTCATGAACATCGGCAAGCCGGCCGCCACCGTCGCCGCCGCGGAGTGATCCGGCCATGAAGACCGCCGCCGCACTCGCCCTGATCGCCACCCTGGCCCTGGCCGGCTGCGAGACCAGCGGCTTCAAGGTCGCCACCGACGCCAACACCGACCGCGCCAAAGAGTTTCAGGACAACATCCTGCTGCAGGCCGGCCACGACCTCAGCGCAATCCACGCCTGCTACCTGCGCGCCGCCGGCTATGCGCTGGTGCCGGGCAAGGAAGGCCAGATCCAGAAGGTGGCCGAGCCCAGCAGCGCCGAAGGCTGCACCGTCATGGCCATGGGCCTGCGCACGCAGAGCAACATGCTCACCGCCTTCGCGCCCAGCCTGGCGCGCGACCTCATGAGCCGCGTGCCCGCGGCACCCGAAGAGATTGCCCAGGCCCTGGCCGAAAAAGGCATGCAGTTCGCGCTCATGAAATTCGGCATCGAGCAGGTGGCCAGCGTCATCAACAGCGGCCAGGCCGCCTCGTACCAGATCGCCACGCAGGCGCAGGCGAAACACCCCATCGTCATGCAGCCCGGCGTGTTGGCCGTGACGCCCGATGGCGCCAGCGTGCTCATGCCGGCCAGCGCCGCCAGCGTCAACCCCTGATCCACCAGCCCACCGCCAAAACCAAAAGAGAGGAATTGATATGGCCTATCACAAAAAGAGCGACAGCCCGTACCTTTACGACAACGCCACGGGTGACATCGTCGGCATTCAAGACCCGGACGGCAGCGAGCAGCTGTTCCCGAACTTTTCCCAGACCGTCACCCTCGACCCCACCACCGGCCTAGCCATCGGCAGGTCTGAGCCTACCAGCGTGCAGCGGGCTGCGGTTCGGGCTGGGATTGGTGTCATCGGCGTGACTGACATTGTGAAATCTGGGCAACGTACGGCAGAGCCCGTGCCGAGTCTCGACTTGAATTACGCCGAGTTGATGGCACTCGCTGGCGTTGAAACATACGCACGCACCGGGACGGAGAGCTACACAAACCGACTTGGTGCCGCAGCATCTGCGGCGGAGAACGTTCCAGCTTTTGACAGGTCTACGAACAATATCCCAAATGCTGGGCTTGTTCCGTTCGGGTACAAGTCCGCGAACAGCGGTCAACTATCGATTGCTGACGTTTCGGCGCTGCTAGGAGCAAGTGGTTTTACTATTGTCGTTGACACAGAAGTGCCAAACTCACTCGCTGGCGCTGGTCCTGTCATCCAGCTATCCAGCGGAGCAGTGACGAATAGGGTTCAAATTGACCGCTCATCTAATTACAATGCCGCTTTCGTAGTCCAGTCAGGCGGAACCGTTGTCGTCAACCAGCAGTTAGGGGGTGTTGGTGCGTGGCATGGCGGAACCAGGAGACAGGTAATTAGCGTCGCAAACTCAGTATTTCACCTGGCAGAAAACGGTCAATATATTACTTCTGTCTTTGCTGGAAATAAGCCAAGCGGCCTTGTGCGCCTTGACATTGGATACGCATCTACGGGGCCGACATACTTCACTGGCTGGATCAAGCGTATCCGAATTTACCCACTGTCAATGACTGCAAAGCAGGCCCTTGATATATCTGCCGGTGAGCTCCCTGTAGCGTTTTGGGGAGATTCACTAACTGCCGGGATTGGCGCGGCCTCGGATCTTACAGAGGTCTTCCGATTTGGCCGGTATCCTCGGGGTGGTGTGTTCAACGGCGGAGTCGGAGGAGAAACATCAACCCAAATTAAAGCAAGGGCTATTGCTGACACAAACAGAAGTGATTGGGCGCAGGTGGTATGGGCTGGCCGGAATAACTTTACGCAGCAAGATACTGTGTTGGCTGATATTCAGGCGATGGTTGAGAGTTTTGGGCACCGCAGATTCGTTGTGCTATCAATTATCAATAAGCAGGACGGCACAGAAAACAGCGGGTCTGTCGCACACGGGCAGATAATCGCTTTGAACGCTGCACTTGCCGCTAAATATCCCGACAACTATTTGGACATTCGTTCGCTGATGGTGGCCGCAAGCGGTGGCACAAATGATGCAATCAATGCAACGTGGTCAACTGACGGGTTACACCTGAATACCACTGCAAAAGCATATGCTGCCCCACAGGTGTATTTGTGGATGAACGCACGGGGTATGGCGTAGCCACCAGCACCCAGCATAACCACCAACCCCGATCCAGTCTGCACCGACACCCCAACAAGCCCGCACTGTGCGGGCTTTTTCATTGGAGAGCACGACTTCGCTGACTCCCGATTTTTCGCAGTTGTCTCCGCCGGGTTCTTGTTCAGGGACTCCCGGTTTTTCCCGCCTGCCCTTCACGGGGTTGGCGGGCTTTTTTGCGTTTGTGGGTGCCGCTCGCTCACCCCTCGCCCTGCAGCATCTCATCGGCCGCGATCACGGCGCCGGCCGCGTTGATGCGCAGCAGGCGCATCGCGCCGCCCTTGGCCAGCAGCATCACGTCCATCACGCCGGCGGGCGTGGCGGCCGGGTCCACGCCGCGGCGGTAGACGACGATGCGCTCAAAGGTGTCGGCCACCAGCTGGCGCGCCTGGATGCGCGCGTCATCGTCTTGCGCTTCGACGCCGGCCGCCAGCGCGCGCCAGGCTTCGTCAGCGCCGGTCAGGTCTGTGCGGGCCACGGCGGACAGGTCGCGCTCGGCCTGGGCGGCCTCGCGGGCGTTGTCGGCCTGGCGGGCTTCGAGTTCGCGCGCGCGGCGCACGAAGGTGGCCGGGGTGCCGCCGTCGGCGCCGGCCTGAAGCATGGCGTCGGTCAGGCGTTCGAGCTGGGTGCCCAGCTCGGCGGCCTCGGCGCGCAGCCTGGCCAGGCGCGCGCGCGGTTCGGCCGCGCGATCGCCGCCGTAGAGCGCCTGCAGGTTGACCATGTCGGAGCAGTAGCCCATGAGCGCGCGCTCGATGGGCGCGACGGAGCACGACCCGGGCACGGGGCAGCCGCCGTTGGCGTAGCTGGTGCAGTGCAGGCGGCGGTGGCCGTCGTGGATGCCGCCGTCTTCGCGCCGCTTGCGGGTGCCGATGTTCTGGCCCACCAGGGCGCGGCCGCAGTAGCCGCAGCGGGTGATGCGCATGCCGGTGAGGATGCCCGGCACGGGCCCGGCCGGGGCGCGGCGCCCGCGTGTGCCGGCGAGGGTTTGCAGATCGGTCCACTCGGCTTCGGTGAGCAGGGCGGGGTAGTAGCCGGGCAGGCGGTAGGCGCGGCCGTCGACCGCGATCTCTTTTTCGCCGATCAGGGCGCGCTGGTGGATCAGCCGGTAGATCTGCAGGGCCTGGGGGCCGCGGCCGGTGAGCGACAGCTGGCGCTCGGTCAGCTCGTTGATGATGCGCGTGGCGCTGTGGCCGCGGCGGTAGAGGTCGATGCCGGTGCGCACGGCTTCGGCGCGCTCGGGGATGAGTTCCCAGCGGCCGGCGGCCAGGCGCAGCCACACCGGGTCTTTGCCGTTGCGGATGAGGCCGCGGTAGGTGCCGTCGAGCCAGCCCTGGCACTGGCGCACGATGCTGGCGCGCACGCGCTTGCTCTTGGTGTCGCTCTCTTCGTGGGCGCGGATCATGACCAGCAGCGAATAGACCAGGTCCATCGGGTTGGCCTTCAGCCTTTCGCGGCTGTAGGCTTTGCCGTCCGATGCGGTGACGACGGTGATGCCGGCATTTACAATCTGGGCCAGTTGGGCCTGGGCCTGGATGGGCTCGGCCCGGGAGAGGCGGTCCAGCCCTTCGACCACCAGCACCGAGCCCGGCGGCACTTTGCCGCCCTCCACGGCAGCCAGAAACACGCCCAGCGCGCCGGATTTGACGTGGCGCTGGTGGTAGGCGGACAAGCCCTCATCGCGCAGCGACAGCGCCTCATCCAGCTTCAGGCCATGCTCAGCGGCCCACTTGGCGGCATAAGCGGCCTGCCGCTCCAGACTGTGGCCCTTGGCCTGGCTGGGATCAGAAAACCGACTGTACGAATAGACCAGACCCATACCTGACAT